CGGAATGCGCCAAGCGGGAAAAGGTGATCGGTGGGGCAATCCTGGGCCTTGGTGGGCCTGGGAAACGGATTGCAGGCTTTGCGGCCGTCACGGTGATCCGAGAAGGCGACGCCGCCGACCGGATGCTCAACAACAAGCTTATGCCCAAATGGCACGGCGATCGATGCAGGCTGGTCTATGAGTGGCCGACCAACACCGAGCTCTGGCAAAAGTACTTTGATCTTCGATCCGAAGAGATCGCCGAAGGAAACGACGAGCACCCGAAAGCTAACAAATGTTATAAGGCCAACCGCGAAGCGATGGACGCAGGGTCTAAAGCAGGCTGGGCCTACCGAAAGTTCCCGCACGAGATCTCCGCGATCCAGCACGCGATGAATCTTCGTTTCGACAATCCGGACACCTTTGACGCCGAGTATCAGAATGAACCCAAGAAATCGATTGTTGCGGTTGATGGAATCCGCTGCCTTACTTCGGATGAGTTCTGCTTGCGGATACTCCCGACCCACCGACGCGGGGAGATTCCCGACTGGGTCGAGCACATTACCTTGGGGGTCGACGTCCAAGGATCCTCGCTTTGGTGGACAGTCGCTGGCGTCGGAGCCGACTTCTCTGGGCTCGTCGTCGATTATGGTATCTGGCCCGAGCCCGGGATCGACTACGTCACGCTCGCCGACATCGATCGGACCATCATACGAGCCACCGGAATCCGATCCTCGACCGAGTCGCTATTGGTCGCGCTCGGCAAGCTCCGGGAAGAACGACTCGCAGTCACTTACACTCGCGACGACGGAACGCAGCTCCGGCCCGAGATCATGGTGGTCGATGCAGGGTACCAGACGGAAGTCGTCTACCGATTTTCGCAGATGCATCAGCATGTGGTTCCAAGCCATGGCAAGGGAGTCACGGCACGCCAGAGGCCTTGGAACCAGGAAAAAAAGAAAGCCGGGGAGCGGATGGGATTCGGTTGGAGGATGCCACCGACCCGCGGGACCCGAGCCCCGCGGTACTGCCTCGTAGATACCAACTCGTGGAAGACCGCCATGATGGACCGCTGGACCACCGATGCCGGTGAGCCTGGAGCTTGGTGGCTTTACCGAGCCGCCCCGCTGCGTCACCGGATGGTCGCTGACAACCTTTCTGCAGAATACCCCACGAAGACCCAGGGGCAAGGCAGAGAGCTGTTTGAGTGGGGATGCAGGCCAGGACGGGACAATCACTTCCTCGACTCGACGATCCTGGCCGCGGTGGGTGCATCGATCCTGGGGGTAAAGGTCCCCGGCGAGTCTGACCGAGTGGTACGCCGACGCAAGGTCAGCATGAGCGACCGATCCGGACAGGATCGACCCGAGCAGGATCAATCCCGAGAGCCGTCCCCCGTCGAGCAGCGAGTCGAAGCCGTCGAGAAGATCGCCAAGCGGCCCAACGATGGCAAGATGACCCTAGCCGAGCTCCGGGCCCTCAGGCGGAAGAGTGGGTGATTCGTCTTCGATCGGCGGGTTGTGCCCCTCGTACCACGCCATCAGTCCGTTTCCAGGCACGAGGGTAATTTCCGCTTCACCCGTCTCTGCGTCCCAGCTACGCATTTCGAGCTTGAACACCCTGCCCTGTTCGTTCATGGCTTCAAAAAACTGATCTTTCGTCATCTGTGTACGGAATGACATGTGCCTAGTGCCAATGCCGTTGACCTCAGTGACTCCAATTAACTTGCCCGGATTTGTCATGGTTTCCCTCCTATTGCCTTGTCGATAAGGTTGTCCAGGTGTTCTTCACTTGGGCAACTCTTTCCGGGCTTTACTGCGTCCTTAGGGTTTTGCACCACGCATAACGTCGACTCGCTATGGTGCTGTGCTCGCAACCATCGGTATCGCTCCGCGTCGATTTGGTCTGCGTGACATGCGTACCAATCGGCCACGAGCTTGCAGTCGTCGACGTACGAATCCTGATAGCTGACGTGAGGTCCCCAGACCTCTCGGATTGTACGTCCGCTTTTGTACAGTCGGATTCTAGCTTTCGCGCGTTCTACGTCTTCCAGTGTCACTGGTCTCCCCCTGTTTGCTGCTTGTAGTCTACGGATAACCCAGGACCACAACTAGGACCACGGACGGGAAATCCTTTGGTTTTTCTGGCTTGTGCGAGTCTTGCTAAGACTCGCTAACGTTGGGCTTTAGGATTGGCAGGGTGCTCTCCCAATCCCACAAGTCGAGGCGTGCCGACGAGTAGTTGGGTTGGTTACCCAGGAAAGATACTGGTACTCCAAACGACTCCATGATTTTGAGCCTGATCAAGATGTCTAAATCTTTGAACCTAGAACAGTCTGGATTCGCGTCGAGCTGTGGCTCGGTCATTGGCTAAGACTCGCTACCGTTGGGTTTGGTGATGGTTGGTACCGCCTGCAATTTGAGCAAGCCTACCTGCATCTCGAACACAGCTTTGGGGATGTATCGATCTTTCAAGTCAAGCTTGTAATTGAAAACCGAGTATGCATTTCGGAACACGAATCTGACCACTAGGTCATCATTGCAGGACCAATTAGCATACAGGCCTTCGCAGTGCGAAGCCTTGAAAGCCTCCCACCACGCGACAAACTCGCCAAGACAAGCAAAGGCTTGGGTGTCTTTGTCATCGGTTGTCATCGCAGCAGCTCCAATCTTCCTTTGCCCAAAATCTCTTTCACGGTGGCCTCTTTCCCGCTTCGATGGTCTTTGACGAGCCCTCGCGAGAAGTTGTACGTGCGAATTACGGTGTGGTCGTGAATCGCTACGTCGCGACGATCCTTGCGGACCTTGGCCTGTGCGTCGGCTTTGGCCTGGGCGATCCGCTTGTCCAGTTCGGCCAGGGCCATTCGGTACGATGCTTCACGTGTCCGGCAGTCGGCGTAGGCCGCGATCCCAGACGCATGGTCGGTGATCCGACAAGCCGACTCGATCTTGTTGCGGTTCTGGCCACCTGGGCCAGTTCCCCGCATGTACTCGATCGTCCGTCCGTTTCTGGTTGATTTGGTCATCGGTCAAACTCTATCTTTACTTCGAGGATTCCGCAGGCCATAAGCGCTACGCAAATCAGGATACTGACCAGAAACACCAGGAGCACCGGCAAGCATCCGTTGTTGCTCCGGGCCCGAGCTGCTTCGCGTGGGATCGCTCCGCCGCCAAGCAGCATGCCGATTAGTTTGAACATAGCTTGCCTCAGTTCGTGCTAGGTTTTATCCATCTGGTAAGGATGCCGCACAAGCTCTGGTTGTTCTGGGCCACAACGGCCCGGAGCTGGTCGAGCTCGGCGTCCTTGGCTTTCCTGGCCTTGCAATGCTCCGCGTTGATCTTCAACAATTCGTCGAAGTTCCTCACCAGATTCTTCTTGGTGTCACGGAGCTGGTCGAGCTCGGTTTGTAGGGCTCCGTTCCGAGTGCAATGGTGCGAAATCATTTGCCCCATTTCCAGGATTTGTTGATGCTGGGCGCTCCTGACGTCACGCAGTAGCTCGACTTCGTCGCGAAGCTTTCGGGCCGCGTCGAAGATGGCTAGCAGCAGACCTGGGTGAGTCTCCCATTTGCCGATCAAGTCCATTGCTTGATCGACGCTCAATGGGTTGTCGTCTGTCGTTGGGTCGGTGCTCATAGCGAGGGCCCTCGAAAGTCGTCGTCGCCAAGCGCAATGATGACGCAGAAAAACACTACGACACAAACAGCAATGATTAGGTCCATCAGTTGCACCGGCTCCCGCAGCTTGCGTACCCAGCGATGTCTACCCAGTTGTCCCGTTTGCGTTGGTGCGTCTCGCGGGAGGTCTTCAGCAAGATCATCGCCAGTGCGACGTCTCGGGACTCGAATGTCACGCCGTCTTTGAGCTTGGAAATGAACAATGCCGACCACATGCCAGCGGTCCGGCGGAAGTCCTGATCAGGAGGCCCGTATTGCGACTGGCGACTGCCACGCGTGATCCGGGATGCTTCGGCCAGGATGTCTTCGTCGTCCTCGTCGTCTTGCTCGGCGAGACCCATCCGTTCTACTTTTGAAATGTGATGTTCGCTGAGCTGTACGGCAAGGCTGATCAGGCTCGTCCAGTAGCACGCATACGTGATTCGATTATCGTAGTCGATGTTCAGGTGTCGCACCCGCTTGCCGAGCCACATGGCGAGGGTTAGCTCGGCCACAGCTCCATTGCTGTTTTCCCAGCCTGGAAGCAGGACAATCTCGTCGCACCGCAGGACGGCCTCGAGGCACCGACGCACGGTCTTGGCGAAGTCCATGGTTTTGGGGAAGGTGCAGGCGTCAGGATTTGCATGCGATGGATTTGCGTACGGATCGAAACCATCGTGCTGCCGATCCTCGTCCGCTGGGCTGATGACTTCGTTGCCGGCCTCACGCAACTCCTTGGCGACGCGATCAAACAGGGGGAAGTTGAACCAAGCGATTCCCCGCATCGGACCAGCAATGTACAGGACTCGCTTGCGTTGAATTGGCTCGGTAATCGGCTCCGCGTCTGTATCGTACGCATTGGAGACCGTGTATCCGATCGTGATCTTTTCGTTTGCTTCGCAGCGCTCGAGCTCTCCAATGTCGATCGAACTGTCCGGAATTTCCGGACTGTTGGGTTCAGTTGTTAAGGATTCCTTGATAACTGGTTCGGGCTCGACGGCAACTGTCAAGGATTCCTTAACAGTTGGTTCGGGCTGCGGAGTGGGATTCTGGACAAAGTTTGGGTTGTCCTGCGGATGCATCTCTGCTGTGATGACAGACTCTAGTTTCCATCTCCCAACTGTGTTGTGGAGGTCGTGAACCGGCTGTAAAAAATCACTGGTTATCGTCAACCATGACTCGGCAACTGTGAGCGACTTGTCGGCTCGAAAACATTGGAGCAGTTGCTGACCGCAGGAATCGCTTGTCACAATCCTGTCGATCACTACTTCGCTTAGATACTTTGATTTGTCTGTGCTCGGCTCGCGAAACACCCTCGCCCTTTCGCCGACCCGAAAGCTCATGCGACGGATTCGTGTCTCACCATGACAGACCCAGGCCCGAACCAGCACTGGAACCCACTGTTGGCTTGCTGCACTCCATTCCCAGTCTCCTGGTGCTGTGAGTTCCTGGATCTTCAAATGTTGCCAACCGCACGGGATTGCCACTGGAAGTGGCAACACATGATAGTTGCTTTTTGGACTGCTGTTCACTCTTTCATCCTCCTAAGAAAAACCACCCTAAATTCCTTACGCTGCTCCCCTGCGGATCAGCGGTGATAGGTATGACACGCCGTCGATGATCGGGATTTGAAGGTTCAAATGCCCGAGTCCCTTCTGCACCAACTGGATTCCGTAACCGTTGACCCAGTCGGTCAAGTTTTGATGCATCCAATAAGGCTGGAGCTGGCACAGGCAACCGGGGTTCCAAGCTCCGATCGGGCCCGAGGCCACCGTCCGCTTGGTCGCCATGTCCATCCGGTGGGTATGGCCGAACCAGATGTTCGAGTTATACTTGGCAAGGTGAGCGGCCGCTGCGGCCTTGCTGGTGAATTGGCCGTGGGTGAAGTAGCAATTGTCCCGCAGGATCGTACCGGGCACATGGCATCCGTCGTACCACTGGCCCTGCTTGTAGATGGGGATCTTCCGCTTGTCGAGCTGCAACACCGTCTCGGTCGAGAACAGTGCGTTGAGCGTCTTGACGCTTGAGCTCGATCCTTTGCCCTTCTTGAGCACATCCGTGACGATCCACTTCTCGATGCGTCGCTCGTGGTTTCCCTCGAGGTACTCGATCGTCGCTTGTGGTGCTGCCGACTGCAGCGCATCGAGGAACTGGTTGGTGGCCTGGCAGTCGTCCTCGAAAGTGTAGTCGGTCTCGGCGACATAGCCCCAGGTGTGGTGCTCGGCCAGGAAGCCACCGCAGTCAAGATGATCACCCAGGAGGATGATCGAACTGGGCTTGAGCATCGCAATGTCGGCCAACATCGCCGACGCTGCCGACTGATCGACGAAGCATCCATGCGAATCGGGGACGATGACTCGCAGGGTGACGCCGCCCTTGGAGCTTTTGGCCTTGCGCGTCAGGTTCAATTTCACCGACGAGCTTCGCAATCGATCGAGGGTCTGCTCGAGCAGCTCTCGTGCCGACCGCTCGCGCTTGAGTGCGACCTCGAGCTGCTTGAGCTGTGCTCTGGCCGTCAGTAGCTCTTGGGACTCGGTCGCCTCGTTGCGGGTCCAAGCTTTGATCTGTTTCTTGATGCTCATGAAGCGACCTCGTTCAGCCAGGTGTCGAAACCGAATCGACCCACCTTGCAGACTCTCGCATTCACAAATCGGAGAAGGTCCGCTTTGCCCGGGAACAGGTCTCGCGACTCACCGCCCTTGTGCCAGTCGATGCAAAGCGTCTTGAGCTCTCCGGCCTTTTTAGGCTCGTTGGCTTCCAGGACCTGGAACCAGGTCTGCATGCCCTTCTTTCGTTGGAACTCTGTCGCCGACTGGCGAGCTTCTTCCAGGAGGCTGTTCGGTTTCGGGCTGGTCTTTTTGCTGGCTGGCATCATGCCTCCATGGGGGGTGAAAAGTTAAGCGACCTCGGCGGCCATCTGCGGTGCGACGTTCGCACCGGGTTTGGGTGGTGGAAGTGGTGGCGGTGGGACTTGCAGTTTGAGCTCGTCCCAGCTCTCGCCCCTGGCTTGGCACATGCGAACCATCACCATGCCGAGGTAGCCTTTGGGTTTGTCGACCTGGTGCTCTCGGCAACGTGCCAATGCGTCCAGCAGGCCTGCTTTGTCGAAGTCGGTGCCGACCCAAGCGATCCGCCAGATCTCGTCGCGACTCAGGCCCAGCCGGATCCCGCGAGCTTGCATTTCGCTCATGCTCGCTGCGGTCTCCCGAACCGATTCCCGAAATTCAAAACCCGCCGACGTCCAATCGTTCGAACGACGGTTTTTGTCCGGTACGGTCTGGTCGGGTACTGTCCTGTCCTGTTCGGTACGGTCCGGTCGTGTGCTCGGGGGATTCCCCCGAGGCGTCGGGGGATTGTCGGGGGATTCCCCCGAAGTACTAGAATCCCTGAGTTTTTCCGCTTGGTCCGCAATCTCCTGAGCGATCTCACCCGCTGGGACAGCCTCAAGCCATCCGATGTCCTCACGTGAGGCCCAAGCGAACAAGTCCCGGAAAACGGACTCGGCAAAACCAGTGATCCTGGCCACGTGGGAGATCTTCAGGGGAATCCCCCGGCTGTTCCCCAGCGTCCCCCTGACATGGCAGGAGGCGGCATAGGCACAAAGGGCGCACCAAGCACCATAGATCGCTGGAGCTCGTTCGGCGTCGAAGTCCTCCAGCATGGCTTGATAGCCGGTCGACGAAAAGCCGACTGGCATCGCGATCCAAGTGAGCTGTTTCAGCTTGCGAGATTCTGCTCGCTCGAATGTCTCAGTCCACTTGGCGATTCGGTAGACGGTCCCAGTCCCGGAGCTATCCATTCGTCAGGATCCTCCAGGCCTCGAAGCTAGCGAGCACGATCACGAACAACACGGCCACGACTGACGCGCAGGCCAGGAAGGCCGCTTCGGGGGTGAGCGGTGGTAGCCCTTCCCCGGCGAGGTCGTCTTGCCAGTTGTGTCGGTCGTTGTCGAAGCTGTCGTCGTCGTGGTCCATGCCGGAAAGTTCTAGTTCGTTGTACATCGTTTCTGCCCTTTCGATGGTTACAATCGGTGACTACATCGCGATCCGACGCACGGTCTTAGGATCGATGATAAAAAAGGTTGGACGGAGCTTTTGGCGATCCAACCACGCCGCGATGACGGGTCTGATTTGCTCGGCTAGCTCGCGCACCTGCTCCACATTGGGACTGACCTGACCCTCGGCCCAGTCGCCAAGGTAGTCTTCGTGATCCCAAACGCGCTCAATAAAATCGCCGACTGCCATGTCGTCGAACAACATTTCGGGCTGGATTGGGCGGATGCATTTGCCGACATAGAAGCTTCCTGTTTCGGTCGCCTTACCTTCGGCGATGGCTTCTTCTTCCGAGTCGAACATGCCGTGGAAGGTCTCTTCGTCCGTCGAGAGAGACCACTTTCCGATCTGATCACAGGGCTGTGGGGGTGCCTCGACGGTGACGCTCTGGTGCGTATGCTCGACGAGTAGCCGCTCGGTTCGGTCACAGATCTCTTTGCGTAGGCTGCGGCAGAAAACTTTCCAATCGTCCGCAAAATTGCCCGATGGCACGTTAAGCTCCCGCGTCGCTTGACTCAGGCCAGGGGTGTCGACCCAATCGGTGATCTCCGCCCGAAGCTCACGTTGAGCCGACGGGAGGAAATTCGCGTAGGTCTTCAATGCTGCGACCGCTGCTGGATCGCGGATGGTTCCGTCGCTGTTGAACGGTCGTAGGACAAAGCACCCCGAGTCGAGCGGCTGCTCGTCGGGAGTGCGTACGTGGTATTTGGTGTAGAGCTGGTTCATAGTCCCTTGGTCTTTTTGAGTACGGATGTTTTCGTGCTGTGGCGATTCGCACGCCACTCGGCAAAGTCCTGTCCGAGCTGCTCGGCAGCCTGGACCGCTCGTTTGTTAATCGTCTCCCAGTCGATGTACATCGCTGGAGTCGTGTCCCAGTTTTGGTACCGGAGGATCACCGCCTCGTCGGCCAGATGCAATGCTCGCTCGTAGCTTCGCATCGCATACAATTCGCTCATCGTGCATCCAATTCGTTGGCACCGTGTTTGTGCGAGGAACGACTCAGAAAAGCTTTTGTCCGTGCGGACGCATCCGTCGAGGTATGACTTGTCGAGCTCACTCAAGACGACCAGCACCTTTGGTGGGGCAACCGATCGCCTTTCGAATTGAAGCTCCGCTTGGACGAGGCTCACTGGTTGGCCTCCATCTGCACTGCCTCGCTCGGAGTCGTGGAGTGCTTAATCTCCGACAACAACTCAGAACAGTGGTAATGCAGAAGGATGTTGATGATCGACAGCGCGAACAAACCAGTTGCCATAAAACAAAGGTCGCTGATGTCGGACTTGATTTTTACGAGATCTCGCCCGATGTCTTGAATGCCACGACTCACATCAGTCTCGAAACGGGACGGAGTCTTTGGCTCCACCCGAGTGATTGGTGGTAACCTCAAGATGCCACCGTGTCACCTTTCTTGCTGGCTCGCTTGGGCTTGGTGGCCTTGGCCGAGAGAGCTGCGGTGGATTGA